ATCCTGTCTCTCCTTCACTTATAAGATCCATCAACTCAGGTATAACTTCATCTCCCTCTCCACGACATATGTAATCCGTCTTACCCTCAAATATTTGAGGATAATAAGTTACAAATACACCACCCACAACACTTATGAAATTTTGATCTGAAATATGATCCATAAATTTCAACCAAAGATAATATGTGTCCTCTACAATTGATGATATGATAACGTCTGGTTTATATTCTATAACTTTTTTTCTCCATGCACTGTACATATCTTCTTTTTCAAGAGTAAAAAAATCAGAGTCAACATCATCTCTTTCCCACTTATAATCAGGAAACATTTGTCTTTTTGCTCTCTCTTTATCTCTATCTGGTCTAGCAAAATTTTCTTCTTCATCTACAGGATACCATGTAGCATCAAACAACTCTATGTTACTATAACCTGCTCTCTTCAAACATGCAGTAATAATCGCAACACCACCAGGTGGTGTAACTCTCATGTGCTGATTAGGATAACACCATAATATTCTAAGACTTTTCTGTGACATTCTTAGCGGTCAACGCTTGATACTTATCTAGTTGTGTTTTATCTGGTTCTATAATAGTCAGAAAACTGTCTGAGTGCACCATCATCTCTCTCTGTAAAGTAAAAGATGGCCATGATTCAAGATACTCACCCTTCAATTCAAATGGATCAATAAGTTTGCAATCAGGTTCTCCCATCTCAGATCCAACCTCCTCCAACCTAGTGATGAGAACTAGGTTGTTCTTGAACAATATTATTTTTATCATAATGAAAGACTCTTTGATTTCAAGTTTACCACAACTGTACGCACTTTGTCAATATAACCCTGATTTCGTAACTCCTTGAATACCATGTTCTCAAAACCATACTCTCCATATTTCTGCAGTGAAACTGACCTACTATCTCTTAGTTTCTTTACCAGTTCTCTCAATCCCTCTGCATTTTCATTCTTGATAAATGCATCTATTCTAGTCTTGAAGTTGTTTACTTTTTTCTCTATCTCTTTTTCTTCAACCTCACCCTCAATTCTTTCTGGTTCTTGTATCCATGTCTTCTTCATAAGACTATACACACCTTGACTCTTCTTACGTGTGACCTTTGGTCTCTCTATGTATGGTTCTGCTTTGACACCATAGATTGTAACGTTGTGAGTCAATTCCCATAGAGTTTTCTTGTCCATGTAATACTGGTCAAGTAAATCTGGATTACAGTCAGGTATAAACTTTGGATCAACCACTATGTGTACATCCAAGTCAGAGTATTGTGTGTAATTGTAACCTGCATTACCACCTAGTAAAAGAACATCAACGATTGCTCTCTCATCTAGATCAACATAAGCAGCGAATGCCTCTGCAAAGTTCATCAATGCCTCGTTTACTTCAGGCTTGAGAGAATCCCCAATCCAAAAGGTTGGATTGAGGATTTCTGTGAACCTAAGAGTCAGTGACTCTCTAAGGTCTTTGGGTTTGATATGTCTAAGAACTCTTGAATACATGTATGTATTTAGAGCCAATCTTTTCGCTGCTGTGCTTTTGGTATAACCTTCTCAATGTCTATGAGTAATAGACCATCTTCAAATTTCACACTCTTGACAACAAGTTCTTCTGGTAGTGACCATGCACGAGTGAATGCTCTTTGTGCTAGTCCACGATGCATATACTCATGCTCTACACCATCGTCCTTCTTGCCCTCTATCACAAGTTGTCCTTCTTGTGTATAGACTTTTAGATTCTCTTTCTTGAATCCTGCTGCTGCTACCTCGACCCTATACTCATGATTTGATAACTTTATCGTATTATAAGGTGGGTAGTTTTGTACTGGTGTATCAAACTGTTGTGACCAGTCATCAAAACCAATCATGTTTCGTCTTATCTTATTAAGATAATCGAATGTATCTGCAGTAGTCAAAGTGATACTGCCATCTGTGCCAAACATAGTGACCTCCTAAAGCGTCTAATTGTAATGTCCCCGAAGGCGACACTACTAATTATACACGATGATGTTTTATAGAGGTTCGGTTATTGAGGTTCGGTCTTCTTTTTTCCAATATTGTATTTCGTTTCCAAAGTCCAATCTCCCTTCTCTTTATAAGATATGACTTTGATTTGATTCAATGGTGCTATATCAAGTGCTTCATCTATAACTGTGCTGACTAATCCCCAGTCGCTTAGTAATTGTATAATTCTATTTCTCCTTTGCACATCATTCACACTCAAATTCGCTTTCTTACCATCAAGAGCAAATAATTCTTTGAAATGTACGATATAATACTTACCCTGCTTGTGCAGTATGTGACAAGATTGATATAACTTCTTTTCTTTTCTGGATGCTACTCCAATTCTTGTGAGAGTTTCTCTGACTTTCAGAAAATCATCTGGTTCAGATAATAATATCTCAACCATTTTATCAGGTGACCACTGATACTCAGGTTCCATAACGTTCATTTCAATCCACCAACCTCAAGTTTATTTTGAATAAATGTAATCTGTTCTTTGGTTAGAAGTGGGAGAACTTGTTTTGCCTTTTCATTACTATAACCATAGTATGACTTGATAGACTCAAGGTTCTTCAACTCTTCTTTCCTAATCCAAGGTGCAAACCTTTTCTTAGATCTGAGAGTATTTAGATAAAAGTCATATTGCAACTGCTTGTCGAGATCTATATGCATGTTCATCTCATTGACATACATGATGCAATCGAGGTGACCTGATAGACATCTATTGATGATGTACGGTGAGTATTGCTTGATACAATCTGGATCTTCCTCTAGTAAATTTTTCTTGGTGCTGTTGATAGAATTCAACCAGTCTTTCAATTCAACGCTCAAAGATCCTCTCCTTCAACTCTGGTGTCCAGTTATCATAATAACCTGTTCTCATCAGTTGTGCTCTTGCTTCTTCCAATTCCTTACGTTTCTGCACAATCAATAAAGCAAGTCCACTGTTTATTATAACACCCGACACCTCCTCTATTTTTGTGGGGTGTTCATCTAAAAAAATAAAGTCAGGATATCTGTCATTATACACAGCACAAGTAATCTCTAAATCATTTGGAAGGTATGGTGTATCCTCAAACTCATATATGATTACTTCTTTATTCCAATGAGCAAGATCATTGTCTAATGATTCAAAACCTGCAAACTTCTTGACCTCTACATGACCATCTAACCATGCTTTCTTAGCAAAAGGACATGGTGGTAGGTTGTCAAATACTTTATTAGGTTCACTAAGAAAGTCCAGTATCCAACTTTGTAGGTCTGGGTTTGATGATGATCCTGTTGTTTTCATAATCTGCTCTAAATTCAAGTCTCACACTAGGATCCCAACACATCTCTTCATACAACATGTTGAGACGTTCCATATCTTCATAAAGGTCTTCTACTCTATCCATTGTCTTTGAGAAAATCACTCAGAGAAGATTGAAACTGACCCTCATTTTCTTTTGGATCAAATTTGTCGTATCCTTTCATTCTCTTCCATTCATTATACATTGCACCTAGTAACCACGACTGAGACAGACTCTTTGCTCCGTTCTCTAGGAGTTCTCTCTGTCTTTTAGTAACGTGTTTGTAACCGAGGTAGTCTTCCCTCCAGTTACTGTCATCGTAAGGTTTACTTTGTGTCATAGGTAAAGGTTTTCCCTTTCTTCTGGGTTTCGTTTTCACCAGATCTACCAGGTCTCATCTTCCCAAGTTTGATGTTTCTCTTGGGTAACCCACCTTTTCTGGTTCTCTTTAGTGTAGCACTTTTATCACCTTTTTGCTGAGTTATTACAGAGTCCTGACCATATTTCTTACCTAAGGACTTGACTGCCTTCTTGAACTTTCTCTTACCCATCTTACCAGACTGTATCACATGACTTCTTTCCTTGACTCTTTTAGTCTCACCAGTTTTTTCATCTTTTTCATCATACTTTCCAGTCACTTTGGTTGCACCCTTACCAAACTTACCACGTATATCTCTGTCCAGTTTCTTCGCTCTTGCTCTGTTCTCTTTCTTAGACAAGTTACCTCTTGATGCAGACATTACAGCAGTGCCACCTTTATCAGACTGTGCCTTGATGCGAGACATGCTGCTCTCATCTAACTCAGGGATATCATCAATGAATTGTTGAAATGTTTTCATAGTTCGTCAGTACAAGTTCCTTTCTTTTCTTTTGTTCTTTGATGTAATCACCAGTCGATCTCATCGTGTAGGTGTGATCGTACTCTGCTGCATTCCAATCAGCGAATCTTCTTTTATTTAGATTTGATGAGTTATAACTGACAACCATGTCATGATTAGATGCTGTGCATGCTTCAGAAAATCTTGTGTGATGAAAATACTTTTGCATACCACCCTTCTTACCATAAAGATTTGATCCTATCTCATAGGGTGGGTCAAGATATATGAAAGAACCCTTGCCATCGAGCATGTGTTCGTAAGATAGATTTGTTATTTTCCAATGCTTGATAAGATCTTGATACCCTGATAATTTTTCTATACCATTCATAGAAAAATTAGAATCACTTGCTTGTGCTGAGAAAGAACTGTTCTCCCCTAGTCCACTGAAACTACACTTGTTGATAATATAAAATGCAACTGCACGATCTAAGTCATCGCCAGTTGACACTTGATTCTTACACTCTAAAAATAATTCTTTCGCTTTATCTGGATCAGGATTCTCTTCTTTTATTTTCGTCAAGATATCTTGCATCTCACTACCACTTGTCTGCAACTGTGTCCAAAAATTGTACAGTGGTTCATACAAATCATTTACCCATATCAATAGGTCAGGGTAGGTCTTTGTCACCCATAAGGAGACAGACCCACCACCTACAAATGGTTCTCTGAATTGATCATACTTACTTAGATCAGGAAAGAACTCACTGATCTTTGTGATTGCTCTGCTCTTACCGCCAGGATAACGCAGGGGTGTTTTCAAGTTCTTCATGGATGTAATCTTCAATTGATTTACGAGGGAACCAGTTCAAAGCAACTGCTGCTTTGTATACTGATGCAAGTGTTTCTCTTGCTTCACCAGGTCTTTCTGGTATGTATTCGATGTCTCCTCCAATCATCTTAGCAAGTTCAATGACAGAGGTATTTTTACCTGTGCCTATATTGATCTCTATACCAGAGAAGTTACACATCATTGCATCTATATTCGCTTCGACAACATCATCAACATGAGTGAAGTCTCTACGTTGTAGACCATCACCTACTATGGTGAGTGGTTTACCTGCCTTCTTCTGTTCCAAGAACAGACCAACCACAGGTGCATATAGACCTTTGAGTGGTTGACGATCACCATATACATTGAAGTATCTAAGTGTCACAGTCCTAAGACCATACAAATTATAGTACATCTGACACATTACCTCTGCTGATCTCTTACTAGCAGAGTAATGATTCAAACAATCAGTCGGCATTGTCTCTTCTAGTGGTGGTTCATTCTTCAAACCATAGAGAGATGA